TTGATGGAGTTTTAAGAGTACCCTTACCATCAGCAGACCCAAAAGCCTAAGGAGGGCATAAAACATGGCAATAAATCAAGCAGTTTGTGCTTCATTTAAGCAAGAGTTATTAGCGGGTGACCATGATATCGACAATGATACAATCAATCTCGCTCTTTATACAAGTTCTGCAACTTTAAATGGAAACACAACAGCCTATGCTACAACAAACGAAGTTGGTGCATCAGGCACATATGCAGCAGGTGGGGCAACTTTAACAAGTCCTACTATCGGATTAACTAAAACAAGTGCAACAGCTTCAACAGCTTTTGTTGATTTTGCAAACGTAAGTTTTACTTCTGCAACTATTTCTGCTCAAGCAGCATTGATCTACAACAGATCATCAGCAAATACAAATGCAGCTATCGCAGTTTTAGATTTCGGTGCAGTAAAGACATCAACAAACGGTACATTTACAATCGCATTCCCAACAAACGATGCATCAAGTGCTATATTAAGATTATCTTAATATAGGAGGTCATTACCATGGCAGATGCTTGGAATGAGGGCACGTGGGGGCAAGGCTTTTGGGGACAACAAAGTTCCATAACAGTTACCCTTACGGGTGTTTCCTCCACATTTGCTTTAGGAACTGAGTCAGTTGTTGCTGACAGTTTACTAACATTAGACTCCTTACAAGTATCTTCAGCTTTAGGCTCCGCATCAGGTGAAGCTGAATCAATTTATCCTTTAACAGGTGTTTCATCACAATTTAATTTAGGCACTCCTAGCATAGAAGAAGGCACAGATGTAGTTCTTGGCAGTCTTTCAATGGCATTTACTGCCGGTGATGAGACAGCCTCTGGAACAGTTGATGCAGGTTGGGGAAGATCTACATGGGGATCTTTTGCTTGGAATGAGAATATAACTCAAACCGTAAGCCTAGATGGTGTAGCGATGTCTACAGCACTAGGAACCACTACACAAGAAGTAGGAACAGGTGTAATAGTATCTGTAACTGGTCTAAGCATAACAAGTGCCTTAGGCACAACATCACAAACAGGTACTGCTGTCGAAACTCTCGATAGCTTAACAATTGGAGCTGCTTTATCTGGTGCCTCTGGAATTACTGGTGAAGGTAATATTGGAGTTATTGCTCCTTCTGATCAACTTGATTTTAGCATTGGCTCAGTCACGATTGATATATTTACACAAGTAGACGCTCCATCTGTTGCAATGACATCGGCTTTAGGTACAGCAGTTGCTGAAGCAGATGCATTAGTCACACTTGGTAGTTTATCTAGTAGTTTCTCATTAGGAACAGAGACAGTAGAAGTAGGCACAGGAGTCATAGTTTCTGTATCTACTGTGGCTCTAACCTTTGCTGAAGGCACTGCAACACCATCAGCGGGAGCAACAGTAAATGTATCAGGGGCAGATTTAAGTATTATTTTAGGAGATACTTTTGAAACTCCTTGGGCAAACGTAGTTACAGGAGCAAGTAATACTTGGACAGAGGTAGACGCAGCATAAAAAGTGTTGCTTGGATAATAAAAAAAGATATATTTTAGAGAGGTAAAAACATGTCGAGCACATATTCAGATAGACTTAAATTAGAACTCATGGCAACTGGTGCGAATGCCAATACATGGGGAAATAATACTAATACAAATTTAACAGTCGTTGATACTTTCACTGCTGGATACTTATCCAAGTCTGTAGCAGGGTCGGCAGATGTCACTTTAACTACAGGTAACGCAGATGCAAGTGCCGAGGCAGCAAACAAAGTTATAGAGTTTACAGGTGCTCTGACTGGGGACATTAAAGTATTTGTTCCAGCAGTTGAAAACAATTATGTATTCTTCAACAACACATCAGGTTCACAAACTCTATCAGTAGCTCCTACTGGTCACTCTGGTAATGCAGTAGCAATCACTCAGGGTGCACACACAATCATGTACATAACTAATGATAACAAAGTTGTTGACATTTTTGCGGGATCTTTAGGAACAGTAGGTATAAAAGGTGTTACAACCTTTAATGATAATGTTGCAGTCGCAACAGGTAAAAAAATTACAACAGAAAATATTACACTTAATTCCAACGGTGTGGTCGCAGCTACTTCATATACAGGTAGTGGTGCTGCTTTAACAGGTATTGATCCCTTCCCTTCGTCTACATCAATGATATTTAATCAAGCTTCTGCTCCAACAGGTTGGACCAAACAAACTGGCACCGCGCTAGCAAATACTGCCATGTCAATCGTAGTTGGTTCAGGCGGAGGCACAGGTGGTGCTGATTCTTTCTATGATACTTTTGCAAGTTCAAGGAACACTGATACTACAAGTGCTACTGTTTCAGTATCAGGTTCAGTTGGAGGCAAAACACTTTCAACCCCAGAAATTGCATCTCATAATCACGTCCAAAACATATTCACACCTACACCTATGGGTAGTGCGGTTGATTTTAGAGTTTCTCCGATGGGTAACCAAGGAAACCCAAACACTCAAACATCTACACAAAATGCTGGTGGTGGAGGATCTCATACACACCCATTCACTGTTTCAAGTTCTTCTTTAGGTGGGACAATTTCCATGCCTAATATGAATGTAAAATACGCAAACGTAATTGTAGCTAATAAAGATTAATGCCAATATTCGACCCCGATGGGACGTGTCCTCTTCTTAAGAAGAAATGCATTAAACATAAATGTGTTTGGTACAATATGCTTCAAGGCAATCACCCACAGACGGGAGCGACAGTTCAAGAATGGGGATGTTCAATAGCCTGGATTCCTTTGCTTTTAGTTGAGAACTCAAAGCATATGATGGGAACACAAGCTGCTACAGAATCTTTTAGAAATGAAATGGTCAAATCTAATGCAGCCATGGAAAATATTTTTAAAAGTAGTGATTCAGCGAAAAATTTAATGATAAATGCACATAGCATCTTTGAATTATTAGGCAATCATCAAGACGCCATTAGAGATAATAACCCTAATTTAGAAGATGAAACCATTAGACAACTTAGTAATAATAAGGTAAAAGTTAATAAGAAGCCTAAAAAGGCAACAACTAAAAAGGTAAAAAAAGATGGCAACAACAGTAAATAATACAACAGTCAACGTTAGACTAACTATCATCTTTGATGCTGGTGGCTCCTTAGAAGGTGATGGCCCTGCGAAGGGCACTGGTAACACCGAGTCTGATGTTTATTTTGATGATAAAGTTTATTACAATTTAAGATCACACACAGAGATAAATTCAGAAATACATGCATTACAGTGGGATGCGTCGACCAACACTGGTCACATTGAATACACAGATAATAGAGATAATGACTCTATTTCATCTTTACCATCTTGGGTAACAAATGTTGTTATAAGAGCAGAAGCTGAGGACGTTTGGAAAACTAATTACGACTCAACATATAGTGCTCACTCTGATGCAGGTGCAGAGGATGACTCTGCTGCAGTAACTGCAGCAACAACTGCCGCGGATACAGCTAGAAATAATTATCTTTCAGGTCATAGTATCACTTATTAAAGTGCAAGATCATATTTTAGAAATAAGAAAATTTATTCCTGAAAATATTTGTAAAAAAGTAATACTATATTTTCAAGATTCTTTTGAGGATGCTTTAACTGTTGGTGGTTTAGATAAAAATATAAGGAACTGTTTAAAACAGGATATGTTAAACACTGACACCTTAGGAAAAAAAATAGTAAGTAATTATATTCAATCAAAGTTTTTTGAAATAGCAGATATATATAAACAAAGAAACAAACATTTTGCATTTGAAAAAATCAGCCAATTAGAATTATTAAAGTATGATTCAAATAACTACGATGCAGGATATTTATTTCATGTAGACGCAGGATCTAAATGCACTGATAGACAATTATCAATCTCTATTAATTTAAATAATAATTTTGAGGGAGGAGAATTTGTTTTTAACGTTGAAAATGATCATAAACAATATCCTCAAAATACTGGAGATATAGTGGCTTTTCCTTCTAGTTTCTTATTTCCTCATCAAGTAAATAAAATTAAATCAGGCAGCCGATATGCCATAGTTGGTTGGATTCAATAATGCAGCCACTGTTTATTGAAAAATTTTTACCAGATGAAATTTTAAATTTGACATATAGTTATTTGATTATGAAGTTTGGAAAACAAAAAGAATTTAAAGTTGACACACAAGCCAACTCTTTAATAGGAGAACACGCAGAGAATTTAATGGAAGTGTTGCTTGATATGTCTACACCTGTCATAGAACAAAATCTTGGTAAAAAATTATGGCCCACATATTCTTATTTTAGAATTTATGATAAGGGTTCAGATTTACCTGTGCATACCGATAGAGAATCTTGTGAGTTTACAGTTGCGCTTTGTTTAGGTGCAGATCCTATTGATAAACCTTATGAAATATTTATTGGGGAAAAAGATCAAACCTCAGATTACAAGTATTTTGATAAAGAAGAAAAGCTTACAAGATTAAGAATTGACGGCAAATACCCTATGTCACAGAATAATGCTTTAATTTTCAAAGGCATGGATAAATTACATTGGAGAGAAATTTGTGAACACGATCATTATATGATGGTTTTTTTACATTATGTTGATCAAGAGGGGCCTTACAAAGAATGGAAGTATGATAAAAGAAAATCTCTTTTAAAGTAGTGTTAGACAAAAAAATAAAATTCATATCTAAATATAAAGATTCTATACCAAATCCTAAACCCTCTTTATTACACATACCTAAAGAGTATAAAAATATGCAAACTTATTTTGACAATAGTCAAGGTTTGCGAGGAAAAACTTTAAAAAAATGCATACCATTTTTAGATGCATTAACATGTGGATATATAATTCCTTTCCCTATAGATTATTCCTATAGATATGACGAAGAAAATGAAAAAGCTTTTTTTGAAATAAATGAAACAATATTACAGTCAGAGGCACAAGATTTTGAAGTAACAACACATATAAGCCAACAAGTTCCAAATGAAATAAGGTACAACCGAAGAACAGTAGAGGCAGTGTTTAAGTTTAATTGCCCTTGGATAATTAAAACTCCACCGGGATACAGTTGTATATTCACTCAACCTTTTAATCGAAACTATCCGTTTAAGATAATTGATGGGGTGGTTGATACCGACTCGTTCAATTTAAACATTAACTTCCCTTTTTATTGGACAAATTTTTATAATGAAAAAGTAATGTTGCGACAAGGCACACCCATGGTATTAGTTATGCCTTACAAAAGAGATAGTTGGAAAATGGAATGTGTTGAAGAAACTAAGGAAGAATTAGAAAAAAAAGGATTAAAGTATTTGAAGGCTTTTGGAAATTATGTTGATAACTATAAAAAAATATTTTGGAAAAAGAAAAATTACAAATGAAATATTATATATTTGGTATACCAGAATCTGGAACAAATTATGTTAAAAATTTAATTGGAGTAAATTTTTTTAACGAAAATAATAATAAGAATGATTCTGGGCATTGGTCATGGATGCACAATGCTGATGCTGAAAAAGCCACCGCTAACCTTTTTCAAAACACTCCTCTTATATTTACTTATAGACCTTTGTCTGAGTGGCTAAACTATTTGATAAAAGATGGACTTCAATTTATAAATCAATCTAAATTAAATCAATACCCAGATTATCATGATGTTAATTTGTTAATCTCTAGTCAAGAAGAAAGATGGAGTCTACCTAAAGCTATAGAATTATGGACTGAGTATCACATTAACTGGATTAAATATATTGATAGAACCAACCACTTAGTAATAGATAATAGTAAAATTGAAGAACAACCCTATGTTGTTGATAGGTTGTCAAAAATTCAATATCGTTTAGAATTAATAAAGAAAATGCCAAATTGGACTTTAATAGAAAAACAACAAATAACGAACCATTTAACTGATTATCAATTAAATTATGTTAATGGTAAAAATTTAAAAGAAATTACAAATTTTTTTGAAAGGTAGAAAATGATAAAACCAGAAGAATTAAAAGATCAAAATTTTAAAATATTCTTAGGTATGCCGATGTACGGCGGTCTTTTAACTGAACCTACAATGCACGGCTTGTTGGAGTTACAACAATTATCAGTGGCCTCTAATGTTGGTTTAAGATTACAATCAATGGGAAATGAGAGTCTTATTACAAGAGCTAGAAATACTATTGTGTCTATGATGATGGATCAACAAGATTTTGTTGCTACACACCTTTTGTTTATAGACGCAGACATAGGTTTCTCGTGGAAAAATATTGAGAGACTATTGTGTGCAGATAAAGATGTAGTTTGTGGTATTTATCCTAGAAAACATTTACATTTAGAAAAACTAAAAGGAATTTTAGAGGAGAGCCCAGATGCTTCGATTGAAGAGATAGAAGCTAAAGCTTTAGGATATAATGTTAATTTTGATAATCCTGAAAAATTATTAGGAGAAAACGGTTTTTTTAAAGTTAATGAGGCTGCCACAGGTATGATGCTTGTAAAGAGAAATGTATTTAGAACTATGTTTAAAAAGTTTCCAGAAAGAAAATATGAAACAGATCAAATAGTTAATGGTAAACATTACAAGTCAGACAATTGTTATGATTTGTTTGCAGTTGGCCCGTACATGACGGCCGGTCAAAAAAGATATTTATCTGAAGATTATTATTTTTCTAGATTGTGGCAAGAGTGTGGTGGTGAAATATGGGCAGACTTAGCTATGCCATTAACTCACTTTGGAAATCGTGCATATAAGGGACACGTTGGTGCTTTAGTAGCAAAAAAAAAATAAGATGAACATTTCTTTAATACAAACATCACATAATGCAATAGGAAGTATTTATATTTGCGAAGATTTTTTATATAACAAAGACTATTTAGAATATTTAAAAAAGTTAGTGCATGACCAAACTTTAAAATCAGACCTTGAGAGTTTACAAAATGTTAAAGCTAAGGCCACAGATTGGACTAAACTTTTGAAAATGGAGGAGATGAAAAACTTTCATCTTAGAATTTTACACACTTTACAAAATATATATAAGTTGAGAACTCCAACACCAAATTCTCCTGTTACATTCGATATGACTGAGGCTTGGGGTATGGTTCATAAAAATAATAATTTTACGACAGAGCATATACATATCCCTAGTGCATGGTCGGGCGCCTTTTATTTTGACGTGCCATCACCAACGTATATGAATTTACCTGACTTTAACGAGTCAATACAGCTTAAAAGTAATATGCTTATTTTGTTTCCTGGTATGAGTAAACATAGTGTTAATGCTCATACAGGAGAAAAAGAAAGAATTTCAATGGGTTTTAACATATCTTGGAAATAGTTTATTTGTAGTATATATTTTAAAAATGCCTTTAGTAAATTTTAGACCAGCACCAGGAATAAACAAAGAAGTCACTGATTATACAGGTCAGGGTAAATGGACCGATGGAGACATGGTGCGTTTTTTTCAAGGTTCTGCACAAAAAATTAAAGGGTGGGAAAAATTTATATCTACGACCTTAATCGGTGCTGCAAGGGACATGCATAATTATGTAGCATTAGATGGCACCAGATACAATGTTATAGGTACAGATAGAAAACTTTATGTCATAGAAGAGGGCTCTGCTTTTGATATAACACCATTAAGAAAAACCACAAGTAGTCTAGCTAATCCTTTTACCACTGATGGAACAACCTCAGTATCTGTTGCAGATACTGGTCATGGAGCAGTCAAAGGGGACTTTGTAACATTTGATTCTTTTTCAGCAATAGACGGATTAGATATGAATAAAGAGTTTGAAATAACGTCTATCACAGATAATAATAATTATGTCGTAACAGCCACGTCTGCTGCTTCTGGATCAACTTCAGGCGGAGGAGGCACCGGTAATGCTAAATATCAAATTTCGATTGGTCCAGAATTTTCTGTGCCTGCTTTTGGTTGGGGAACAGATACTTGGGGTAGCTCAACTTGGGGAACTCCATCAACAACATCAACTGTGACTTTAGAAGCTAGACAATGGTCTTTAGATAACTTTGGTCAAATTTTAATAGCTACTGTGCTTAATGGCGGGGCTTTCGAGTGGGATCCTGATGATGGTACGACTACAAGAGCTACTGCGATAACTAATGCACCAACTAAATCAAGGATAAGTTTGGTATCTACTCCAGACAGACATGTTTTATTTATGGGCACTCAACCCACAATTGGTGGCACTAATGCTCAAGACGATTTATTAATTAGATTTTCAAATCAAGAGGATAGAAATACGTATCAACCAACCGCAGAGAATACTGCAGGTTCATTACGCATAGCTGACGGATCACGGATCGTGGCCGCTC